TAAAAGTATCACGTTGGTTCTGCACCTCAGCATTAAACTTAGCTATTGCATTCTCTTGGTCAGTGTTAAACTGAGCAATGGCATTCTTCTGAGTGGCATTGAATTGTGTAACCTGTGTAGATATTGTGCTGTTAAACTGATCCGTTTGTGTTGTGCTTGCAGCATTAAACTGCAAAGAAGCATTCATAGAAGCAGAATCAGATAACAATGAAGTTGTCATCTGTTGTGTCTTGAATAATATTGTTTGTTGTTGATTGGTTAAATTAGACAGATCCATCTGCAAGAAGGCTTGAGCATTAACAACAGCAGCTTGCTGTTTGTTGGTTAGATTAGCAACCTCAAGATTTGCTACCTGTGCAGCATAAGCCATGATGGTGGCTTGTTGATTGCTAAGGTTTGCAAGATCAACTGTTTGTGCCATCCTAGAATTCTCTAGAGCAATTTGTTGTGTTGCTGTAAAGTTGAGATTGGCAATGTCAGAAATCTTAGCAGCGTTGGTAACTCTTGATTGGAAGGTCTGATCAAACTCCTGTCCCAAGAAAGTGGCACGTTGTTGTGCAGCAAGCACAGCAGTTTGTTGTTTGTTAGATAGGTTTTGTAGTCCCATCTGCTGAAAGATGGCAGCATCAGCAGCAGCAATAGGCAAAGCTTTCTCAAGAGTGGCTTGAATTATGGCTTGACCTGCCATACTAGAAACACCAAGACCCCTAGCTGCCATTACAGCAGTGGCTTCTCTAAGAGCACCAGCAGCCCACGAAGGTGGGTTCTTAGCATCAAAGTTGGCAGTGAGCTTGGCAAGCTGTCCTTGAACAGTCATGTCTTCTGTCACTGTTCCTTGAGCAGCAGAAGCTTCTGTAGCCTTAGCTACTTGTTCAGCTTTGGCAGCATCAACAGCAGCAGATACTTGTTCGCCTTCTTGTAGTGTCCTAGTGGGAGCACCTTCAACAGTACGGGCAGATCCTATTGCAGCAGTGAGGCCAGCCAATGCTGTCTTTGTTGGATCCGTTGTTTGTGCAGCCACTTGGCTAGATGCACCAACAGTACCAACTGCTGGAGTAACACCTTTTAATAATGTAGATACATCTTCAGCAGTTTGCTGTGCTTGATATGTAGCAGCTTTGGCTGCAACAGGAGCAGCAGCAGTTTCTGCTTTAACAGTAGCAGCGGGGGTGGCTACATTAGCAGATTCGTCTGCTCTAGCTGTAGTAGATACGTTTTGATTTGCGTTGGTATCAACTGTTGCTGCTGTCACTGAAGCAGCAGCACCAACACTTGGTTTACCATCTGCACCAAGAGTAACACCACCAGCCGTTGTAGTGCCTCCTACTTTATTTTTATTAGCAAGATAGTCTTTAACATATTCTGTATATTTATCATCTGGCTTTTGCGCCATGTAATCAGCTACAGAATTCTGGAACACATTAGTAATGTTAGCAATGTCTTGAGGCTGATTTGTTAAATGAGTAACCCAGTCTTTAAATCCTTGGGGGTCAATGTTACTGGCGGCTCCTCCAATACCAGTTCTACCAATAGTGGCAAATTGATCTCTAACAATTTGTTCAATGTCTGGTGTTGTACCACCAGCCACAAACTTCAAGCCTTTAACAACTCCACCCTTAGCCATACGCTCAACAAACTTACCAGAGATGGCAGCATACTTAGCTTCTAGCGCAGGAGAAGATGAAATAAACTCATCAAAGCCCTGCATAGGACCATCGTATCCTAGCTTCCTAGCTACGACTTCCTTTTGTTGTGCTGTAAAATCTTTCATATGTTTCTTGGTTTCTCTATTGCTTCAGTTAAATAGCTAAGCATATTTCTGTTATCTCTGAGTAGTGCTAACACTCCTACAGCTAAACAATACACCTGCCTCTCTGACAGTTTTAATTGGAAGCAGTCGTCTATAGCGTGTATACATTCATGTAACAATGTATCTGCCTCCGCTAAGGGGTGCTGACCAGACTTTATTTTAATTGCATAATCATCATAGCTGTACTCTCCCAGTTGTTCTGGGAATACATCTACAACCCTAATCGGCACTTCTCTGCCAATAATACTTAGAGAAGTTGGTAACATTATATACCTTTATGCCTTGTCATACCACAAATTAGGGGCTTAGTCAACCACCTAATACATGTAAGGCATGTTCGATATGCTTCTTACGATCTTCAAGTCCGATAGTACCACCATTGATACGCTTTGTCATAGTGAGGATGTCACCACTATCGGCATACTGATTGAGTCTGTGAGTCTGCCAAAACCATCCGGCAGTCTGGGCAGCATACATAGGTGTACGCACCAGCTCTGGTTGCATAACAAAATCTACACCTAAGGCTTGACCTGCGTGATAGAAGTTGCTATGTCCAGTTAGCTGGAGAAATCCGGATCCCCGGAAACGAAAACCATCCCCACTAGCTTCATCCCTGTTGCCCATACGATTGCCGTAAATCCTATTGGCGATACGAACAGGCTGCTTCTCATAGGCTGCAGCTTCCTCAGGGGTAAAACCCCATTGACGCTTAGGTGTCTTAGGAAATAGTTTAAGCAGGGTGGGTGCTCTGTAGTTTAAGTTCTCTTCCATAATACGAAAGTTCCCACACTCATGTCCACATTGACCAATCCATGAAGCCTGTTGTGCTGGTGTAGTGATACCAAACCTTTGGAAAGTCTCATTAAAAGGATCTACCAAGGCAGGATCAATCTTAAGTTGTCTTAGTTGTTCAGCGTTTACCATTTACTAGCTCTCTCATTTCGTTGTAGGCTGCGACACATTGGGCGTGTTTGACGATGGCTTTGTCTCCTTCGGCAACGATGTCGATAAGAGTGTTAATAGTCTGTCGCTCAAGTTCGGCTGCATTATCTCCGCTATCTCCTGTGGCAGGGGTGGCACTTGTGCTGGCTTGAACACAACTGGGGGCGGGGAGGCGCAACCTGCCAGTGTTAGCAAGCTCACGCATAGCAGACTGCTTCTTAGATATTTCATTGTTTGCCTTTCTCAACGCTGTTTCTTTATCAGCAAGCTTAGAAGCCATGTTCTTCTCTATCTCACGGGCTTCATCATTCTTCTTAGCTATCTCTATCTGCATCTCTTCGTCACGCTCAAGCCAGCCATAATGATGACCAACTTGATATGTGCCAAACAGTGCAATGGTTGCACTAATAATAAGCCAAGGAAGTGGAATAGGTAACATCAATCTACCTCTTTCCTAGCTTCTGCTATTTCCTCACGCTCATCATCAGATTCTAAATGTTCTGGTGGTGTGGTTGGAGGAGGACCGGGAGTCCAGCTTTCATCCAACTCAGGGTTCTTCCATACAGGCATAGCCCCAAAGGGCTGACTAGGAAGACCATAGGCAGACTGTGGGGAGGCATAGCTACCCCCATAGCCACCACCACCATTAAAGCTACCACAGCCCTGCATTGGAGGCTGAGGTGGTTTAAAAGCATTGGTAGCTGAGTTAACAGCCCTCTTACCTACAATGCCACCAATACCACCAACAATAAGTAATACTATATCATTAAGCATCTTAGTATATGCTTGATCAATAGGAGCCATACTCTTAATAGGCTGTGTCACAAAGGTCACAGAATAGAGCAGGGCAAAAACAATACCAAAGAGAATGATGGTGATAGCCACCACCACAAATCCCCAAATCCTTACTTCAATTTCTTCAGGGGTTAGCTTTGGCTTTGGTTGCTGGTTGGGTGTCAGCATTTTGATTAGCAGTTCTCTCAATTTGTTTCTCCAAGATAGGGGCAACTAAATACTCAGGGCATGTCTGTGTGAATTGACATCTAGGTTTCTGACATTGCTCAGCATGAAAGTTGTCAGGGTTTTGACAGAAGTATCTGTACCTATCCTCACAACCAGTAAGCAACAATAACAATAATAAATACTTCATACCCTAACATCCACAGATTTAGCCCATTGTGTTTTAATTTCCTGCGCTTTTTGTTGTTGTTCACATTGTCTGGTTAACTCTGCCAAACGCTTCATATTCTGTTGATGTATTACTCTATGAGCCTCTGACAATCTTTGGGCATTCTCTTGGTAAGAAGTAATTTTCATTTTCCTAACCCAACCCTTCCAAGTAATAGATTCACAATCTTGTCAGACAAATCATCTGGCAAGAACTTTAAGAAACCTAGAAACCACAATGCCACACACCCGTAGATAAATATCTTGAGGCATAAGTCAAAGGTCTTCTGATATTCGTTCACGATGTTCTCTCACCATTCATCTACCACCACATCTATTAGTGGTTTGACAGAAGTCCATCAATTCATTTACACCAACAAATACCAAGAACAGAACAAAAAACACAGCACCAATTGCCATAGCTATCTCATTCATCTCTTGTTCTTTTTCTTTTGCTTCTTTCTCAGCTTTCTTTAAAGCACTTAACTCCTTAGCATCAGCTAAGTCCATGTCAGCTTGTCTAGCTTTAATCTTGTTCCAGACATCGATCTTGCCTGTGGTCATAAAGAGCATTTTTAATTCTTCTTCAAATGCTCTTGCTTGTTCTAAGGCCATCTCAATCTGTAAAGCAGTTCCCATGTTGGAACCTTTGCCAGATTGCTTTGCTTGAAGCATAGCCTTTGTAGCTACACTCTTAGCATCAAACATCTTGCCAATCATCGGAGCAAGAGAACCTAAATCATTGGCTATCTTGCTGGCCTTCTTGACCATGCTGATGGCACTTTGTATGCCAGCTAGTGCGGTGATAGGATCAATCATCGCTCAACCTTTTTCCATTCAATGCATACAACTTTTCTGTTATATACATCTCCGGTCCATGTCCATCGGACACACTTATATTTTTCCTCCTTGGACCCGATAGGGAAAGATATTAATAATAAGAGTATTACTGATGCAGCTTGTTTTCTATAGCAAGCCATATAGCTCCACAGAAAGCACCAATAATTAAGATGGGCTTCACTGCTCTAGCAAGCCATTCAAGCACAACGAATGCACCAGCGGCTGCATTGAATGCAACCACCACAGCTTGTGTGTTCTTATCTAACTGGTCTACCTTGGCTTCAACAGCACATAGACGCTCATAGATTTGAGCGTGAGTTATTTCGTCTGTCATGATTTTCTCTTCGCTCATGGCGCATCAGGCCAAGTGATAGTCCAAGGGAAACCTGTCTGCGTAGTCACATCACGCAAGGCTTGACGATAGGTAGCCCATACTGCTTTGTCAACAGGAGCATCTGCTACTTGTGTCCAATCGCATTCTTTTAGCTTGTCATCACGGCTTTGACGAACACTTTTAGCCTGTTCAGCATCCTTAGAAGCCTTGTAAGCCACTTCTTGTTCAGCAGCAGTAGTAGTTACACCATCTACCACTTGGTCAATGAAGACAGGGCCAAGGATGTACTTTGTGTACCACTTACCATCAACTTGCTCAACACCAGAGGCTTGAGAGTATTGGTAAACAGTTCCACCAGTAGCTTGTGCGCCTTCAAAGACTACATCAGCACCCAAAGCCTCTAAGACTTCAGTTGTTGTTGTCTCCCATGATGGGCCCCCATTGGCTTTTGTGTATGCACGAAACTCTGCTTCGTACATGACTGCGCCTGTTGTTCTGATTCTGATTTGCATGATTTTTCCTTATGCGATAGCCAATAATATGAATGTGCCACCACTTGCATTTATAGCGGATGGCGCAGTTGAACTTAACTCAAACCCTGCGCTGTAAGTGTCAACGTAGTCTGTATTGGTTACTTCAGCGGCTGTGCTGTTCAAAAGCAGGTATGGGTCATTACCCGAGACAATTCCTCGTGCTGAGTCCCAGACGTACCAATCACCTGTTGAGTCTGTGCGCTTAATAAGAACAAACCTTGCCCCCGCTGTAAATCCGCAATCAATTTGCTTAGTAGTGGCTGTGCCTGTGTAGCTGCCTACTTTGGAAACACCAGCGCACGTTGCGAACAAATACGACACATAGTTTTCACCTGTGTTGTTATTACCATACCCACCTACCGGAAGCGTAAAAACAGATGCTGTCGGCGCTGTGTTGTTCCAGAATGCGCTCGATGCCACGGCAGCCGTTGTGTTCAGTCGCAATGTAGTGCTGACGCTTGCGGGGTTTCCAAGCGGCCCAGCAAACACAGGCCAATCATCGGGAACAGATCGGCTCTTACAAATAATTAATTCAGGTGCAACACCCAAGTTGTGAGTGACCGTGCGACCAGCCGTGTTGTTGCCTGTATAGCAAACCTCATCAAAGAATGATGGGGCGCGTTTGAAGAAATAGTTGATGTAGTTGTAACTGCTGCCGTTTGTTGCTGTGTAACCAGTAGACGGAAGCGTCATACCATCTTGGT